TAACGGTTAGAATGTCGATCGAGGAATTTTTAGACGCTATCATGATTGGGGACGATTTGAAAGTGCTAGAAAATTCAAAGTCGATAAATAACTATTTCGAATCAATAATTAAAGAGGAAAAATGGACGTATTTAAAAACTAAAGCAAAAGAAAGAAACGTTAGAATAACTAAACCAAAATACTTTGCGAAATATAATAATCTAAAGGATATACTTGTAGACTATGATAAAGACTCAGAATATTTAGAACCATTCAATATATTAACAATTTCTATAATGGATAGACATATATTTGATTATCATTATAATAATATGAGTAGGCTAAATGGATTCACTAAATGTTGGAATACTATAATAATATTTCATATAATGTTTGGAGACAGGATGCTATTTTCAGAAATAACTACAGCTTTCATTTGGTATATGAATTTCTTTAAATGTGAACCTTTTATAGAAAAATCTGACGGCAGTATTATTCTTGATGAATCATGCATTGATGCAGCAATTACATTAAGGGTTAAACTTTATATACGTTGTATATGGGAAGAAATGAATAATAAGCTAGAACCAGAACTAATTTTAGAGATATATTTGTTCCTATTCTTAAATCCACAGAAAAATACATATGAAATGAAAAACATGAAAGGTGCATTACTTAATTGTGCTTTCTGTAAATCAACTACTGGTACATTGGTAGCTTGGACTGATACTACACTAACTACTTTTGTTGAACAGGACATGCCTGATGTAAATGTGGATGCTACCACTTATATAAGACTAAAAAATGATGTACAGAAAGAAATGCTTACTATGAGAAAATATGGATTGAATTTATTATGTAAAAGATTCGTAACGATGATAAATGATGTTGTGAATTATAAGACCGTATCAGATTTCTCAACCCTATGGTTTGTTGAAGCACTTTCTGGGTATTTCAGATCAAACTACAGTAATACTGCCAAGAAGTCTATTGCTGATTCATCCGCAAAAAGAGTATCACGTGGAGATAAGAACATGATGGCTATTAGGTATGAAAGGATTTGGTATTCAGTACTAGAATCTTGGATTAAGGAAATGCCAAAAAATGAAGCTGAGATGGTTCTTGAGAAATTTGGAGATTTGACAACGAGATCAAATGGATTAAATGATAAGATAGTGGAAGGAGGGATTTGGAAAGGATTGGATGGAGTGATGTATAATGAAGGCGGTACTTTAGTGAATGAACCTGCTTCAACCACTCTTAAAATAGATGTTGGAATTGATGAACGTAGAATCATAAACTGGAAATTCACTGATAAAGCTATGACATTTAGAAAACATATGATTGAATTATTTGATAGGAAGAGAATGATGAATTCCTTAACTTATGGTGATCCAGGTAGGCTTTTCGCTAGGTATGTTCCAGCTAGGAAAGTAAGAATGGTATATGGGGTGAATGAACGTAGATTCTTAACAGAAGGTCATACTCATTCGGCAGTAAAGTGGTTGAAAAATAAGAAATATAATAATAAACCAACTTCTACAATCGCAATAGATACCGGGAGATATATGACTGAAATGGGAGAGTTTTTATTCATAACCGGGCATCCAGAACTGGGACAGAAGATCCTTTTAGCTGATTTTTCAGGATTTGATCAAACACAATCTTTTGAAAATTGGAGAACAATGATGATTGCAGCCGCAGTGAAATTGAGAAATGACTACGCCGCAGAATTAGAACAGTATAAATTCCCAATACTTGGAGGAAGAACACCGCTGGATGCGTTAATTGATAATTGGAGTACACTAAATGAAGGAGTATTTAAAATATATAATTCAAGGCAGAGTTACATTTTACTAGAAACTGGGTGGCTACTATCAGGGGAATTTTCAACCTTAGTTACTAATACTTTAACAAATTTGGCATTTGTAGAAACTGTTCTGGAATCACTACCAACACAGTTAATAGATATAGGAAATGGACCTCAACCACTATCAGATTTTATTATAGTAGATAGTTTTAAGCTACAGGGTGATGATCAAATTTCAGTGATAAAAATGAGAGGTGGATTGCAAGGTA